ATCTAACCATAGCATTCATGTTCGCCGTGGCATCTTTAGTATTCATACCAAGCGAGAACATAGCATCGGCAAGAACTTCCGTGGCCTTGGATGTGGACATACCCGAGACCATAACGAAATTTTCCACCTTGGCAAGAGCTTTCATGCTCTGCTGCGCATCAAAACCCGCTGAAATCAAGTAGTAGTAGATATCCGCCACTTCATTAGCGGAATTTCTAGTCTTAGTGGATACATCAATGGCTAGATTGGACATTTCCCTACGGAGAGGTTCCGTCAAGGATTTTCCCAGCATGGAAGTGGCTTTTCTCATTCTATCATCGAATTGCGCGAAGGCATTTGTCATAACGCCAAGCGACATAGCCACTCCAGCGGACATTGCGGCGGTGGAGTTGACGAAGGAGTCCATTTGATTTTCGACACCATTCAAAGATGATGTCATTTGACGGGAGAATCTAGTCACATCATTGACTGTGTTATTCAGGGAACGACGCAGACTGGTCGAGTTACCTATGATGTTGACTGTTAGTGAGAGCAGGTCTGTTTGCATTTTTGATCCTCCCTATTATCCTACTAAAGAAAAACACGAATAAAGATATACAGTCTTTATTCGTGTCATAAAATCATGTCCTTCGTTTGTCTTTTACGTCCTTTTTCTCGTTTTCCTCCTTCATTCTCTTATTTATTTTACCGACCCACGAAGAGAATTTAGTTTTCATGCATTCTCGTTTCTCATCTTCCGTTTGGGAATTCAATAAAAAGTCCTTGAACTCTATTTTGCCCTTCCCAAACATACTAGCCACTATGTATGAAAGTCTAGCTATGTAGAAATCAGTCTTCTCCACTTGTTTCTCTTTTATGGAGAAGTACGCCAGCCACTCCTTAAACTCATCCACAGTGATAGTGTTCTCTAGCTTTTCAACAGTCATTCCGAGCGTTTCGGCAATCTTGAATTTGAGATAACGCCCGGAATCTCTTAGTTTTTTTCAATGACCTTTCCATCTTCGTTGTCTGCGGCTCCGTTGTGCTTGAAAAAAATTTTCGAAAGCTCCTGCAAATCCGCATTTCCAAGTTCGTTCTTCAGATACTCCGCACTGAACACTGGGAGACCATCCTCGATATCCAAGAACTGTTCCGCTAGAAAGTCGATAATTTTCTGTCCCTCAAGACCGTCTTTAAGTTTTTCCTCGATCTTTCCGATTGGATGAATCAAACAAATGACCTTCTCCCCGAAAAGAGTAATGATTTTACGGCGACGCTCGCGGCACTTCTCCATCAACTTTTCCCTGCTCATTGTCTTTTCCTCGTGTATATTTCTACTATAGGACAAGAGATTGGATGTGTTTTAAGCATCCAATCCCTTTACGCCAAACTTTACTGAACGGAACTAAGAATACCGAACTTGAACGTCTTCACAGAGGTGGATGAGGTGGAGCATCGAATCTCCGTGATATCATCCGTTCCAAATGTGCTTGAGGCGAGATTGCTGCTATCCCAGTACCACAAACCAGTGGAAGAATATTCAAAGTGAGCCGCTTCGACAGTGTCCGCGAAGTAAACCACTTGACCAGCCCCGCCAACGGAGAACACGATCAAAGAGACTGTGACAGGATCAAACACACAGGGAATGATTACCTGAATACCAGCAAGAACAGCAGTGGCTTGGAGAGGAAGATTGTCTCCGGAACCAGCGGTGATAGGAACAGAAGTGCCACTTACAGTCCCTACAATCACATTGCGACGGGAACCACCAGTCCAATAAAGATCAATAACCTGTCCAGTAGTGATTCCGTGGCCACTACCAAGAGTCAAAGTACCTTCCGTGTCTCCCGTCCTCGTGGAAAGAGTACCAGCTTTAGATGCCGGACAAACCACTTCACTATTAAAAGTGGATTCATCCGTCACACCATATACAGCGGAGTATGTAACCCCTCCGCAGATGATATTAGTGGAAATAGATGCTGTAGACATATTGTGTTCCTCCTAAATTAAGCAGCAAGGGTGATTTCGCCGGAAGCCTTAAACGAAATATTCGCCGTCATAGCGGAACCAATGGCTCCCGTGAACGAATATGATTTAAGATATCCATCGAAAGTCCAAGCACCTTCAGTATTGCCAAAACCATCCTTGAACGTCACCGTGATAATGACCTTCTGACCCATAATCTCCGCAAGATCGATATCAGGATCGAATTGAACGGTGGCACTCAACTCTCCTCCATCTTTCAATGCGGAGGCTTTGTACTCTTTATAATCGACGGAGCCAAAGTGGGAGATGTCAATATCGGACGTCTCAAGATTCATACTGATATCAGTAATCTGCGCGCATACCATGTGCATTCCGGTAGCGGCGGTTCCAGTCGGCCCCCATCCATTTGCGGCGGTACCCGGATCAAATGCATTATCCCATCCACCCTGCGTGAATGTGATAGTGGAACCTACTGGTTCAAAAGCCTTGTTATAATTAGCCATAGTTAATTCCCTCCATACCTTGTTGCGTCTAGTCGAACTCCGAACAGAAATCTATCATTCTCATCTTTACCCAATGAATAAACAGGTAAAACCAAATTATAGTTATAATCAAGGACAAAAGTCCTATATGAACCCAGAATTTCCTCTATTTCTTTGGCTTTATCATATCCGGTAATATACTCTGTGCTTCTAATTATGATTTGCACATTTTCTTTTTTACAAACCACTTTCATAAAAGAAGTTGTCTGTACATTACCGATGGAATCATACACAACCACTAAATTATCTGGTTTCGGAATGGTTCCGCCAACAGTAGCACCGAAAGTAAGTAAACTAGGATTTAATGGGGTGTTTCCTATGGAATATGTGATTCCATGCAATTCAAGACAAGTACGGACATCTACTGATGGAGGGTTCATTGCTTGATGCTCCCTTTAAGTGCTCGTTTGGTGTTGCCAAAGTTTTGAAGCCAACCTTGATTCTGTTGATATGCCTTCAATAGGAACAAAGCCTCTCCCACAGGATGTACTAAATCTAAACGCTCATGGACGATAGTGGCATACCAAGCGGAGAATCCTATCTTGAACCTATCATTCACAGTATCCGCATTCACTTCCGCTATGGCCTCATCCATGGCTTTGGTGGCTCCCTCTCCTCCTTGAGCATTATCATTTGAATATACCATCCCATTATTTCCCACCAAGAACCCAGTGTCTCTAAGAAATCCTGAATAGTATCTTGGTTTATCCTGTGACACTGGGCACAATGTCTGCGCATCGGAGAGAATTAGTTTACCTATGTTGAATAAATCCTCGGAGAATCCCTTTTCCACCTGCTTTTCTATGATCTTGAATTTCTGTAGGAGCTTTTTAATTCCGCTTACTTTAACTTCGACAGGTTTCGCTCCATGTAGTGTTACTGTCGCCATAATATGTTTTCCTATGCCATCGCTGTGAAAAATAAATCAGTGCCATTCAAATTAGGAACATGACTTGCTTGTTTGATCCTCACAGCTCCAACCAACCCGATAGGATTAGTAGGAGTATTATAAGTAAGAGTGCCCAACATGACATAACTACCTACCACTAGCAATTCATTACAGATCAATTGCGCACGGGAAACAGTATCTTTTCCCTTACTATCCACAAAAATGACATTCACATCATCCCAACGACCTAAAAATTGTACTGGAGCAAGAAAAGTGTTGCTATTGAAACCATCGGGATCGGAAATCTCCCAGTAGATGATTTTCTGTTTCTTGACTTTAGTAAGAAAGGTGGATAGACTCATTCTATGGTTCCGCCTATGAAGTTGAATGAGGTTTTAGTCTTGTTTTTATTCAAACGGGATAAAGCCCCACTGAAATCAAGCATCATAGCCTGCTGTCCATATTGCGTCTGTGCGAGATTAAGATCGACTTTATATTGATACCCCACCCTAAGAGTCCCTACAGCCTCGCTTGAAGCCCTAACGTCTCTAATAGCGCAGAAGTGGGCGGAGAGCCATCTCTCGATCTCTTTTTTAAGTTCGTCGCTAAGTAGCGGAGAAGTACAGGTGTTGTCAATAATAAGACTCGCCGCTTTGATGAATGGATATAAGTCAGTCCTAGAATCATCCAAATCAATGATTTCTTTAACATCATCATCTGTGACTCTTATGGGCATACTTCACTCCATTTCACTTTAGGCCAAACATCACATACGCTATCGGGATTGCAATTGATAATCCTAACGGAAGGATATAATTGCCGAATGTACTCATTGAACCACTTCGTTCGTTGGATATTCTTCTTGAAGGCTTCGATCTCTTTGACTTGTATGATCTTGTTCTTCCTACAGACATCTTTCTCCGTCAAATAGAAATTTCTTAGTCCATGGGAACCATTCTTATAATCATATCCGAGAATGTATATGCTATCCGCTCCGAATTTAATGGCCAATTCAATTCCCATTAAACCAGTGTTGCCATACCAACAAAGAGAGTCCTGTCCCCTCTCTACCTTTTGCTCTGTTCTTTTACAAATCTTGACATTGGATTTGGGATTATAGGAACTTTTATTATTAGTAATGATAGTGCCTTCATATCCATCAAGACGTTTTCCGGCTCGTTCAACAAAACCATTATCACCAAAACAAGTGAACGGAACAATTCTATTGCCATAAAGACAAGAATGATTGACAGCAAGACACTGCTTCCCTTCTAAAACGGAGAGATCTACGCCTTTAAGACTGCACCCACCACCCAACACATATGCGTTTCCACTCCAAATTTTAGGTATTTCCCAAAAAGGTATGCTGCTATCATCCACTTTTTGTCTTTTCAACACCATACATGCCGCCCACTAGACAATAATTGCCGTATCAGTCTCTTTATCATCTTGGAGAGTCTCTTTGACAAATTTTCCTGTGGCATGTAGAGTCTCCATCAAGTGTAAGGCATCTTTCTTGGACAACACAGTTTTGTTTACAACGTATCCCGTAGTTTTCGAGACAACAGAATATTCATTCCTATTATCACCTTTGACAAGTCGATATGTGTCAAAAGCATCAGTCTCCCCTACTATCTCAGGAACGATCTCCTCTTTCACCGCTTCCTCTTCAATCAATTCAAACCTAGATGGAAAAAGAGTATGTAAACGTGTCTGTGTGCGAATTAAATCCCCCTTGCAGTACTTTTTCTTAGAAACTATATGAAATCCTTGGAGCAACTTAAATGTACAAAAACACGGAGTATTCATAGTGAAACCTTAAAAAGAGGAATCAAGCAGAGGTGGGTGGAGTCCACATGCTTGATCCCCCTATGAGGAGTTACCGATTAGGCCGAGGCGACCGTGGCGTGGAGAATACCACAGGAACCAGTGCCATTATAGTCGGCCCTGCAACGAGGAACCATAATGGACATGACTTTGAAGCAGTATTTCATGCCACCATCCGTAGACCATTGAAGAAGGGTCGTGGGCATTCCGACAACCGTCTGAATGGTGTCAGATTTGAGTTCGACAACCATAATATCTCCAGCGACAAGGTAGTCCAGGGCTTTGATGAACTTGATCTTGCCTTGGCTGTTGCCATCGGAACCAATTTTGAGAATGCGCTCACGGAACGTGATATCCGAATTGGCTTTGTAGTCCTCATCGAGATACTGTTCAAGATTAGGAGAAATATAGATTCCATAAGGCCCATACCTATGAACGCCACGCATGTCATCGAGGAATCCGAGAATATCCTTGAGACGATCCTCATTGTCCTTGGTGCTACCAGCCCAATCGGCATACGTGGTGGTGCCACGATCCGGGAAGTTGCGGAGTCCATAGACATTGCCGCCACCGAACTTATACGTGCCATACGTTCCCACATGGAGCTTCTCAGCCGCCTCGGAGACTTTACGGCTTGCGATTTCAAGAACCGTAGTGTCAAGGGGCATTCCGCCATTACGGGAAACAGCAATCTCACGAGCGGAGAAATAAACATCCTTGTGGATGATGGGAACAGGCATGGAGGTGAGATCGTAGTCCATACGATCCGAATCAGACTTGCTAAGACCATCCATGCTGACGGACGCATCATTGATATCGGAAGCATTCTGATACTGAATGACAGTCTTGCCCATCGCATTGGGAAGATTATACGTCAATCCCATACTGACAAGATCATTTACGAAATTAAGACGCTCACGGGCGACTTGCGTCACGGCTCGATCAAGGTGAATCCATTCATCCTTGAGAAGCGTGGCATTGGCGACTTGACGGGTTGTTTTCCCATCACTGTTGTTCACAAACGCTTTTCCATTCTCAAGGAAGGGACGAAGCATATTGTGATCAAAATTACAGGCGAGCATGGCATCGGCAATATTTCCTTTGCCCAACGTATCGATCATCACTTCATTATCCATAAGTAGTTTCTCCTTGTTATAAATTAAACGATGCGAAGACGAACGAAACCGCTGGGATCATCGGAACCGCTCATATCGACAGCGGTAAGGGCGACACCGACAGGAAATGCGTTCGTAGCCAAAGAACTGGTATCCAACGGACGGAGATATCCATCGCCGTGGGAGAACAGCATATCTCCGATATCGACATCCTCACCATCCTTGACCAACGCCTGAACGATGCTTCCGGGACGTTGGATATTATACTGAATGAGATCATCCGCGCTATATGCATCCGTGATAGTCTTTCCGGCGAGAGCATTCTCAACGGCGAAAGCCTTCTCAGCGAACCCGCCCTCATCCTTATGATAGTCGATAGTTCCATCGGACTGGACTCCTACGAGCATTCCCGGAAGGATAGTCACACCGGCGACACCTTCGTATCTCTCATATTCGCCACGCAATTGAATAGTCTTAGCATCCATAGTCTTCTCCTCTTATGTATTGTTACTTGAACATAGCTGGAATAGGCAGAGGGGAAACCCCGCTGTCCACAGCCCGCTGCGCATTTCCCACCATGACCACTTCCTTGACCATATCCGTAAGTTTCAACAATTCGCCCATGCTACGTCCATGCAGCTCCTCTTTCGTGAACTTATTACGTTTATTGCCAACCAACTCATTGACCATCCCCTCCTTGACGGAACGGAAGTATGCCAATGCCTCCACAGCCTCATCATCCTCGGCTTTATTTCCAACTGGAGCGGATTTGGAGGCGGAGAGTTCTTTAAGCAAGGCTTCCACGCATCCGACTCGTTTCTTCAAATCCTCCATGTCGTCGTCTTTAGGAGAGCACTCGGGGCACGGAGGGCAAGCGGCCAAAGCCACTGGAGCGGTGGTTCCGCCTTCCGTGACAGCCGTAGGAACCCCCGGCTCCGAAGCGGTGATAGTGTTTTCAGCCATAGTATAGCCTTCCTTATTTAATTTGTTTACTCTTGGACAACCAGCTCCATCGGATATGCTGCAAGCTCCAATGTCATTTGGAAGCAATGCTAAATGATCCGTGCGGATATTGACAGCCACAGCATCATAGTTCTCTCCATTCCAATTCCCAACAGTCTCATTCACATCGACGAACATGCCTGTGCTAACTTCGACCATACGGGAAAGGAGAGACTCATTGCTCTTATAAATCCAAACTTCTCCACGGAGTTTATTTCCGTCGAATGACATGCCTCTAAGAAACCCTATCCTAGTGTCCAGCACTCTAAGATCGCTGCCACCGATCAATTCTCCGTTGATCTCGGGGTGGCCTATGTACACGGGCTTCATATTCCATGATTCGACGGAATTGGAAATCACATCGGCGGGATAGTAGATTCTTCCTCCGCTTCCGTTATGCACTCCTTCGACGAGGAACACTCCGGGAGCGACTATCCAATCCTGTCCATCCAATGTCTCATTGCGGATGGTACTGCTATATCCAACTTTCATGGCGATCAATTGTCCCATATAGCAGTCCCCTCCTCCTAATCTCATATTAAAAAAAGAATTCATCTTTATCTATTATCACTAAATGTAAAACA